AAAGAGATCGCACGCCAGTTCGACGTGGCGGCCTGCACCGTGGCCAAGCGTCTTTCCTGCGCCATGTTCAAGCTCGGCGTGACCCGCCAGACAGCGGCGGTCGCCGAAGCCATGCGCCGGCAGATCATCTCGCCGATGTGCTTTGTGCTGGCCAGCCTGATCGCCATGCACGCAATGATCGGTGACGACTCTATGCGTCGTGACCGCCGAGTACCGGAACGCCGTACCGCCCAGGTGCGGATGGTGCGCCGGGCCGAACAACCCGTGTTGCTCGCCTAATTCATCCACCAGAGGCACCCACCATGAAGCACGCAACAGCAATCTCCCAGCTCGACACCCACGCATCCAACTGCGAAAACAACGCAGCCATCCAGGAGCGCGAAGGCGAACACGAAAGTGCCGCCACCAACCGTTCCAACGCTGCCGACTACCGCCAGGCAATCGAAGCGCTGCAGGCCGAATAAGCATCGCCTCTGCCCATTCTTTGAGTGGGCTTTGGGATGCGGACGCCAACCCAGCAGACGCTGGCCACCTGCATTCAACCCACTCAGCACGGAGGATTGGCAGCCATGTGAACCACAACGAACCCTAGACGCTACAGCGTCGACCGCGTGACGTAGGGAGGTCT